TCCTAATCTCTGTCGCGGCAGCTCTAACAGCTTTCTTAGCAGGATTCTTGATATTATCATATAATTCGATTCCTGCCGACTCTGCAGCAGAGCCTAATTCATATAATGCCCCCTGTAGGTTATCATTCATGATATCGGCCTGATCCTGTGCCGCTCCAGATGCATTATCAATCGCTTTTGATAAATTATCAAAATCTGACTCGCTTGCATTTATGATTGCAAGCAATCCAGACATTGCTTCCTGGCCGCCAAGTGCTGCCGCTGCCGCTGACTGCTCGTCCTTTGGAAGCCCCTGCAATGAATCCCTCATGTTTTCCATTACCTCCATGAGTGATTTCATAGAACCATCAGAATTTTTAATAGAAATTCCATAGTCTTCCATTGCGTTCGCGCAATCTTTTGGTGGTTTTGCCAAACGTGTAAGAATACTTCTTAAGGATGTACCAGCCTGAGAAGATTTAATTCCGGCATTTCCCATCAAACCAATAGCCTGTGCTAAATCTTCTATGTTATAACCTAATGCTCCGGCAACAGGTGCCGCATATTTAAATGTTTCACCCATCATTGCCACATTTGTGTTAGAACTGCTTGCCGCTGTTGCTAATACATCCGCAAAGTGAGCACTATCACTTGCCTTTAATCCCATAGCTGTGAGGGCATCTGTCACAATATCAGAAACCGTTCCAAGGTCTTCACCAGAAGCCGCTGCCAAGTTCATGACACCAGGAAGACCATCAATCATCTGCTGTGAATTCCAGCCAGCCATAGCCATATACTTAAGTCCTTCTGAAGCTTGCGTAGCAGAGAACTTTGTTGTAGCCCCCATTTCTTTCGCCTTGTTCGTTAATGCTTCTAAATCTTTTCTGGAAGCACCAGAGATTGCCTGCACTTCACTCATTCCAGCTTCAAAAGACTTACCAGCATTAATAGCTGCCGTACCGGCGGCAACTGCTCCAGCACCAGTAGCAGCCGTAATCGTACTTACAACACTTTTTATCTTACTGCCTGCACCAGTCCAATACTGTGTAGCCTTTTCAGAAGATTCTTTATAAGGCTTGCTTGGATCAGACTCTGGTTTACTGGATTCTCTGGTCTTTTCCCATTCCTTATACTGTTTTTTCTCTTCTTCTGTTACTCTTTTACTTGATTTCTTTACTTCTTCTTCTGCCTTTTTTGCAGAATCAATCACCTGTTTACTCGCAGAACTGGCTGTATTTTTTACTTCCTGTCCTGCCTGCTTTGCAGAGTTTTCTGTCTGTTTAGAGACCTGCTTTGCAGAAGCTTCAATCTGCTTTACTGACTGCTTAACAGAACTTTCTGCTTTCTTTGCGGCCTGTGCAGTGTCTTTTTCAAGGCTTTTGCTTAAACTATCAAGCTCCTTTTCTGCTTTTTCAGAATTAAGCTCAACTTCAATCTCAATATGTCCATCCGCAGACATAACTAAACCTCCTATAAAATTCGTCTGCGTCTGTCATCCATGTTCACACTGCACGTTCCTTAGGGCTGCAGCTCCATCCCTTATAAAATTCCTGTCAGATCACCATCACCAAGAAGTGCCTGCGTGATCTTGTCCTGTCTTTCTCTTTCTTCCTCTGAAATGTCTTCCGGAAGTTGGTACAACCGTTTCATCCGGTTGTAAAATGCTTTCTGTTCTTTCTCCATTCCTTTCGTATCGATTACGCGATACGTTATAATCTTGCTTATCATGCAGTCCTCAGAAAGAGCAGAAAAAAGAGCAGAGAACTTCCACCAGTGAAGTTCCTGCTCTGCTAAATCAATATGATATTGTTCAAAGAAAGCTGCATAAATATAATCTGCATCATAGTTATAATCATAAATCTTTTTTCCGCTGCCCGACTTTTTCGACTTCTTTTTATCAATGTTTTCTTTTCCACATTCATAGAACCACAGCATCGCATTGATTGCTCCGTTGATGTCATTCGGAATCTCTGGATAGTAAAGTTCTAAGCCATCTTTATACTTTGCAAGTAGTTCGGCTGTCTCTCTGTCCATTTCCTTATCCAACAAACAAAGCTCGTTTGCAAATTCTTTCTGTTTCTCTGTAAGTTCTTTTTTCTGCATCAATATTTCAAATTGAATCGAAGTTCGGAAATCAGAGTTTATCTTATATAATTTTCCATCTACCTCAACTTGCTCTGGCGGCTTGTCCATTAAGATATTCATAATTATGCAAAGAGACCTTTACTTGCGGCTTCTCCATATTCTTTAACCTGTGCGTTGTTTAAACGTGTCAGCTTCTGCGTTGCCGCTACACGTTCTCCCAGGTCATATCCTTTAAACATCTTCTCGGCGGCTCCTTCTCCTAATATAGTATCAAGAAAAGCATCAATAATTTTGCATTCTGCAATAATATCATCCGCACTAAGAAGATTCCCTACTCCTACAACATCTTTTTCATAGTCTTCAAGTGCTTTTGCTGTTTTTGTTGCTTCGGGAATAAATTTTCTTGTTGTCTCTGCTTCCAATGCCGAGAAATAAAACTTCTCTCCATTCCACTGAAATGTCTTATTCATGCTGCCTTCTCCTTTCCTATGCTTTTGGTGTGAAAGTCTTTGTTTCCGTATTAAATGTACCTTCTACTGGGTCACCTTTATCGTGAAGTGTACCTTCTACCTGCAGCTCTCCGTCATTATCTGCAAAAGAGGAAATTTCCACTGCAGTATTAAAACACCTTGCCTCAAAAGTATTTTCTTTTGATTCTACTGGTTTATCTAAATCAACACGCACTAAAGAACGTTCCGCATCTCTTCCCGTCTTTCTTAACTTTCCAATAGATACAAAATCCTCAATTACCTTTTCTGAAAGAATCTGGTCCGCTGTAAACGGATGCGTTCCTTCATAAGATGTAATAGAGGAAGTAGAGGATTTATCATTGATATACTTCTTTGAAGAAGTCTGTGCCCCCGGCTCTTCATCTAATTTTTCAAAACCTGTGCCGGCTAACTCATAAGTTTCTCCAACTTCGATATATGCCGCTTCCTGGTATCTCTGTTTTACTTCTTTACTTGTATTCGCCATTATCTTCTAGCCTCCTGTTTATAAATAATCCTGCACTGTATCTGATACTTTGCCTTGTCAAGTTCCGTATCAAACACATAGCCGCATGTGATTGCTTCAATTTTTTTAATTGTCTTGCCGGCATCCAATTCCGGAAAATCTCCTGCCTCAGATACCTCTTCTAACCAGTCTGAAAAATGTTCATAGAATCCGATATTATCAAGATTCTGACGCACTTCTTCTGTGTACAGCTCCCGACTGGAAAAATTAAAAAGACACTGCCGCGTTGTATTCCCGGCAATGTCTCTCTTGGTAACCTGCTGTCCTGGAACAGAATCAATCGAATAGCTCGTGCTATCCTTTCCAAGTCTGTCTACGGAAAGGCTCTTATAATATTCATCAAGATACGGGCATTTCTTTACAATCTCCCGCACCGCTTCCATTACCATCATTTTGCTTTTCCTCCAATATAATCAGCCACGCTCTGGGTAATCTCCTGGCCTCTGTCTGCCCACATTCGCTTATCCCACTCTCTTCCTCTTAAGCCATCGCCTTTATGCTCATAATACTGTCTACGAGCGTAAGGAGTAACATATTCGATAGAATTTTCATGTTCTACGGCTGTATTTTTAAGCGGACCATTGAGGAGCGGAACATAAGGGTCTGTCTTGCGCCTTACCTCACTTACCATATACCTCTGTGCCTGCCCGCCTTTTCCAAGCTTTCTTTGTGCCAATATTGCACTAGCAGGGTCTAACCGAACCTTTACCCTCATTCTGCTGTCACCTTCCAATGCTGCATCGTAGGGCTTCCGTTATCGTTAGTTTCTATAACAGCAATTACTCTTACGCTGCCATATTTATCTTTAAGGTGTTCCACATCTTTCTGCTTTGTAAGTTCGTCTGTAACAACACCTTTAACAATAATATCCTCTGGAGCAAGTGTGAAGAATTTACCCTTTTCCTGCTCTAAATTAAAATTAACCGGAGAACAATATTTTTTCTCCGTATCAATCAGAAACGGAATATACACCTCTGCTACATCGGCACTTACTACTCCAGTATCAGATGGCAGGACCTTTGTTACATCCTGCCAGTTTACTCCTTTAAGTACTGTCCGGTAATATTTATTGCTTCCTTCGTCTCTGTCATAGACTTTATTATAAATCGTCACAGAAGCGTTAGTGATCATCATAAACACCCCCTATATAACAATCCGGTTGTGGCAAGGTAAAGATATGCTGCAGCATACTGCTTTTTTCGGAGAACTTTTTCTTTAATCTGTCCGTCTGCCTGTTCTGTTACATAAGAAACCGACAGCTTTCCAACCGTTTCAGACTTCTTTTCTCCTTCTGTAGATCTTTCAGCTTTATAAATAACTTCCGCAACTGCACAGGCTGCAGCTTTCACTTCCTCTGGAATATTGTTTTCATCCACTTTTGAAAAAGTAATCGCCTTAATATATGTGCTTGCCCTTGTGATCACACGCTGGAACTCTTCATTCGGGATAATATTACCGCCGTACTCTGTCATGTAAAATGCAAGGTCTGCATATCTTACCATGAAATCACCGCCTATCCTCTCGAAATGATTCTTGCAATCGGGATTGCCTTATGTTTGATTGTCTTTTTTGCAGAACCAGCTTTACCATTGTTTACAAGTTCCCAGTTTGCTCCGTTCGCAAGTTCATCGTCCGTAGGAGATTTTGCTACCATAGATTTTCTTGTGAAGGAAATTCCATAAGGTGCAAATACTTTTCTCTGTCTCATGTAAAGCGTATCTTCGCCGCCATGTTTCTTTGGGTCACGATACATTTCATATGGTACCTTTGCCCCGATATCCTCATAATCAAACGCTCCATCCCCTAATAC